CGACCAAGCTGGTGTTTGACGCAGGCGCGTTGGGTTTAGAAAGCTCGGGGACCAAAGAAATCACAATGTCTACGCCTTTGCTAGCAGGCATGTATGCGTTGGTCATTTTGCCAAACAACAACGGCGCGTCCATTCGCGCAGGCACACCAAGCGACGATGCGCTGTCTACCCTTGGCACTAGCGCGATTGGTACGGCTGACACCTTGATTACTGCGGTCCAAACTTACGGCACATTGCCAACGACTTTCCCGGTGTTGTCGCGCAGTACAAGCAACACCCCCTTGTTAACCCTGCGCTACGGCGTGTAACTGGAGAATTTAAAATGGCAGTTGTAGCAAAAGCCTTGGTCCAAGGCCAAATCATCCCTAACGCCAACACAACGGTGTACACCGCACCTTTGGCCGTGACCACCATCTTGGATAAGGTCACCTCGATAAACTACGACTCAGTAGTCCGCGAGATGACGATCAGCATCGTGCCAGCAGGCGGCACGGTAGGTGACGCCTACTATGTGGCCAAGCACACGTTTCAGCCCAAGGAGACGTACACTTGGCCAGAGATCGTGGGTCAAGTGCTGAACCAAGAAAACTTTGTCTCGATCATTGCCAGCAACAACACGGGCCTGAACGTCCGTATCAGCGGACGTGAGATCACATGATGTTGCACCCTTTTGACGGCTTCGTCAGTACAATCGCAGATATAGCGCAATAAGGAGAATATTATGGTATGGCCAGCAATTATCGCGGCGGCGGCTTCCGTTTATAGCGGTAGACAGTCTGCAAAAGCTGCTCAAGGCGCGGCTGACACTGCTGCTGCGGCGAGCGATAGGGCCAGCAATCTGCAACGCGAAATGTTTGAGCGCAACATCGAGTTGCAAGCACCGTTTCGTGAGGCAGGCGTTAACGCGCTGAACAAACTAGCTCCGCTTGCGTCCGAGTACACGCCGTTTGGGATGCAACAATTCCAAGAAGACCCCGGCTATGGCTTCCGCATGTCTGAAGGCATGAAGGCGTTGGATCGCCAAGCCTCAATGCGAGGTGGCCTGATCTCTGGTGGTGCGCTCAAAGCCGCACAGCGCTACGGTCAAGAGATGGGTTCCCAAGAATACCAAAACGCCTTCAACCGTTACCAGACCGAACGCAGCGCTCGCCTCAACCCGTTGCAATCGCTGGCTGGTGTCGGTCAAACCAGCGCCAACACGCTGGGCACTGCTGGCACACAGTTTGCCAACACGATGGGCAACATCGGCATGAACCAAGCCAACGTAATGGGCAACGCCGGGATGGCGCGTGCGTCTGCTTACGGTGACACTACAAACCAATTGGCCAATCTGGCAGGCCGCTACTATGGTGGTGGTGGCACTCAAGCGGCTTTTAGTCAAACACCTATGGGTGGTTCTGGATTTGGTTCTGGATTGGCTTACGGTAACCAAGACCTTGGGCAATATCTGTAAGGACTGATCATGGCACTTGATTTCAATTTACTTCGACCCGCAGGCGGATCAAACCCCGTCAATGCTTTTTTCCAAGGTCAGCAGGCCACGATGGACCGCGAAGCAGCGCAGCAAAACGCTCTGTTGGCGCGAGAAAAAATGGCGCAAGATCAAGAGTTAAACGCCCTTCGTCGTCAACAGTTGACAGGCCAAATCCAGACGCAAGAAGAAACTCGCACTAGGAACAAGGCTGCGGAGAAAACCGGGATGTTTCGGGAACGGTTGCTTCGTGCGCCAACCCCCGCTGCTGCCCGCGAACTGGTCAAGATGCAATACGCTGACCCTGACTTAGCGCCTGTTCTGTCCCAAGCTGCAACGCTAGACCAAGCCCTTGCTGAAATCTCGGACGATCCGACTGAGTTTGAAAATTATCGCCAGCGAGAGGCGTTGGGTATGATCGAGTGGATGAAGTCGCAGATGCCTAAAACAGTGGGCAATCGAGTGTTTGACCCCCGAACAATGAGTTACATTGAGCCGCCCGAGCGCCCACAAGTGGCGGCGCAGCCTGCAATGGTTGCTGAATTTAACTTTGCGCGTTCGCCTGAAGGCGGCAACTTCCAAGGTTCGTACCAAGACTTTGTAATTGCCCGTGAAGCTGCAAAACGGCCCCCACCAGCACCGCGCCCAGAACGCGCTCCACGAACACAGCAAGTGACGCTGAGTGACGGCAGTATTGGCCTTGTGAACATGGACACAGGCGCGGTCACGCCTGCGACTATGGGTGGCACGCCAGTCAAGGGCAAACCTTCTGCGTTTGCTGAAAAAGCAACCGCGCAAAAAGCGCAGTTGGGTAAAGACCTTGATTTTGCAATTAAGGAACTGGGTGACATTACAAAAGATGGCGGTTTGATTGACCAATCCACAGGCAGCGGCGCAGGTCGATTGGTTGACCTTGGCGCAAGTTTTGTTGGTCAAGCAACCCCCGGCGCAATTGCAATCGGAAAAATTGAACCTGTTGCCGATTTGGCGCTTAAAATGGTTCCTCGTTTTGAGGGACCGCAATCCGACAAGGACACGGCATCGTACAAGGCAGCGGCTGGTCAATTAGCCGATCCTACGTTGCCCACAGCGATTAGAAAAGAAGCGGGTAAAACTGTGCTTCGCTTAATGAAAGAGCGTAAGAATCAGTTTTCAACCAAGGACATGGCTGCGGAAGGCGCAAGCCCTGCGGCCAACGTGATTACAAATCCTCAATTCCCCGGCTTTAGTATCGGAAAACCATAATATGGCCCGTTTTAATGTCACTGCGCCCGATGGCTCAATTATTCCGGTAGATGCGCCCCCCGGCGCAACGGAACAAGATGCGATTGCGTTTGCTGCTTCGGTGTATAAACCCTCGCAACCCAGTGCAACGCCTGCCCCACCTCGCACACGTCAAGAACAACGTCAAGATTTGTTAGCCGCAGAAGGTCGCCGCCTTGCCGCGCCATTCCAAGGTCTTAGCAGCGGCGTTGCAAATGTAGTGCTTGGCGGTCAACGATTAATGGGCATGGGTCTAGAAAAGATTGGCGCAAAAGACACGGGCACGTTTTTGCAAGAGGACGCTGCTCGACGCCTTGCCCAATCGCAAGCTACAGTTGCACCGTTTAAAAAAGAATTTCCGATTTTGACTGGTACGGGCGAGCTTGGTGGTGAAGTGTTGGGCACTGGTCCCGTAGGCATGGCGCTTGCCGCACCGTTAAAAGCAATCCCCGCAGCCGCACCGTTGGCGCAATCAATTCGTACTGGTGGGCTTTCTAAAGGCGGCATAGCCACACGCGCAGCAGGCGGCGCAATTACTGGCGGCGCTACTGCTGCGGTAATTAATCCAAACGAGGCTGAGACAGGTGCGTTGATCGGCGCTGCTGTTCCGTTTGTTGCGCCGCCCGTTGTTCAAGTTCTTGCCAAAAGCTCGGGCTTTCTTAAAGACGCATTTACTGGCCGACTTGCAGCCGTTAAAGCAGGCAAAATTTCACGTGATGTTGCAGGTGATCAAATTGCCGCTATTCGCGCTGCATTAGCGGCTGCGCCTGACGATCTGACTGCTGCTCAAGCTACGGCGGGTGTGCAGAAAAATGCCTTCCAAGCCTTAGGTGCGTTTGCCAACAAAACCGACGAGGTGTCACTTAAGCTAAAGCAGCAAGCTGATGGTGACATTGCGGAATTACAGCGCATGGCTGAAGGTGGTAACGAAACCGAAATGCGCCGCGCATACGATGCGTCAATTAAACGTCTTAATCAGTTGACCGCCGACATGCGCAACGTCGAGTTGCAAGCAGCAAATCAAGCCGCACAGACCACCAATCGTCTTGCGCCACAAATGCAGCAGCGTCAAGCGTCAATGGTTAATGCGTTGCGCCAAGGTATGCCTGCAAATTTACCGTCTGGTGCGGCTGGCACTCCAGCGCCGGGTGTGTCCGGAATTCATGCGGGCACAGAAGCATTGCAACGTGCAAATGTTGCCGATGACGCCGCTAGACGGTTAATGGTTTCTCGTTCTCGGGGCGCTCGTGGTGTGGTTTCGGAAGGACCAGTTCCGGGCGTAGACGACAGAAAAATTGAACGAGCCAATCGGTTTGTGGCAGAGCAATGGCAAGAAACATCTGACACCTTTGCCAACATTGCCCGTCAGCGCCGTGCAGAAGCTGGGTTCTTGGAACGTCAGATTGGCAGCTTGGAAGATTACGGTCTAAGCCCCCTCGACGCAAGCAAAATTGTTGGCGCAATTGACACAAGGTTGTCCACTCCCGGCATTCGGGCAAGCTCAAATGTTGTCAAAGTGTTGGAGACAATCAAGGACGACATCGCCAATCTGACTCAAAAAGGTGGCGGTGTCATTGACGCGCACGACCTATACACATTGCGTAAAGAAGGCATTAATGAGCGCATTCAACAGATCATGGGTCAAACTGATCCAAAGGTCAGCGCCAAAGTTACACGCCGAGTGTTGGAAGATGTTCGACCATTGATTGACAAGGCCATTGAAGACGCAGGCGGTACTGATTGGAGCAACTACCTCAAGACGTATTCCCAAGGGATGCAAACCATTGACCAGAAAGCAATGGCTGCTGAAGCTGCAAAATTGTTTAAGGATTCGCCACAAGAGTACATGCGTCTTGTGCGTGGCAACAACACAGATGCCGTGGAGGCCATTTTTGGTCCCGGCAGCTACGACATTTTTAAAGAGATGGGCAGCAAAATGCCCACACTCGAAAAGCTGGCGTCAAGAATTGAAGACACTGCAACTATGGAAATTGCAGCCGGGAAAGGTAAAGAAGCACTTGCAGAAGCTATTGAACGGGCAGGACGAACTTTTCCCCGTTTGCGTAACACGCTCAACCCCAAAGTTACGTTTGCCAATCTTACGATGGATGAGTTAGAAGGCCGACTTGGACCAAAGGTTGCAGCCAAGTTGAAAAGCGGCATGGTGTCTGGTAAAAGCGCGTTAGAGATGCTTAACACTTTGCCTGCTGTCGAGCGTGGTGCGGTGCTTCGCATGTTAAACAATCCTGCGACTTGGACAAAGGGCGCGGCGGTTACTCGTGCTGCCGCAATGCCCGCTGCGCCAACTAACACTCTTGCGCCCCAATCCGAAAATCAAAACGCATTAGCGAGGTAAGTGATGAGTGATCAGATCAGTGCGACAGACGCCCGTCTGTCCACACATGAGCAAGTGTGCGCCCATCGTTACGAGACGATTCAAAAGAGTTTTGAGTCAGGCTCCAAGCGCATGGCCAAGATTGAATATCTGCTGTACGCAGTAATCGCTGCTGTCTTGCTCGGCCCCGGCGTGGCCGCTGAGTTGGTCAAGAAGGTCTTTGGGTTGTAACCATGAAAGATTTGGCTGTTAGCTTAATCGCAGCAGTCGTTCTTGTGGGGTTTGTCGTGTACTGCGCCCACATGTTAGTCTGGGCGTTTTCATGAGAGTGAAACTCGCCATCGGTATTGTTGTTGTGTGGTGGCTGCTTCAGGTCGCTCTTGTTGTAGTGGGGTGATTTATGTTGGTCGAACTTGCCGCAGCAAACGCAGCGTTTGCCGTTATTCGTGAGACAGTCAACAACGGCGGCGACATCATGGCTGCTGGGGCCAAGCTGTTTGATTACTTCGACAACAAGACAGTCATTCAAGAAAAGGCCGAAGGCGGCAACGACATGGAGGCGTTCGCTGCTCTTGAGCAGCTAAAGAACAATGAAGCTGAACTCAAACGCATGATGGTCTACCACGGTCGAGCAGGGCTTTGGGATGACTGGCTGAAGTTTCAGCGAGAAGCCAAGCACAAACGCATCGCTGCTGAAAAAGCCGCACTGCGTAAAAAGGCAGCAAGGATCGCCAAAGCGTGGGCCGTTGCTGGCTGGACGTTTGTCGGGCTGTTGTTTTCAACACTGATGATTCTTGGCTTCTGGGTCGTTGACCAAATCAAAAACAAGGGGTAAATATGCTGTCACTGTTTTCAACTCTCGGTGGTCTGCTAATCTCCGGCCTGCCCAAGCTGCTGGAGTACTTCCAAAACAAGGCCGATCAAAAACACGAGTTGGCGCTGGCCCGTGTGCAGACCGAGCGTGAACTCCAACTGGCCGCTGCTGGCTTTGCTGCCCAAGCCCACATCGAAGAAATCCGCACTGAGCAGGTGGCGATGGAGACCGATGCCCGGATGACCGAGGCGGCGCTGGCGCATGACGCCAAGGTGCTAGAGAAGGCGTCTACATGGGTGTCCAGCTACGTGGGCACTGTACGCCCTACCGTGACCTACATCTTTGTCATTGAGTTGGTGATGGTCAATGCGTTCATGTGCTACTACTTGTGGGAACACCCCGGTCTGATCCGCAGCATTGATGACGTGATTCTGTATTCTGATCTGGTGTTTAGCTCGGACGAGATGGCTATGCTGGGCGGCATCATCGGCTTCTGGTTCGGGAGCCGTAACTGGGGCAAGAAGTGAGACTAGGCAAGGCAGGCGAAGACCTGATGCACAAGTACGAGGGCTTTCGCTCTCGGCCTTACCTTTGCCCAGCACACATCTGGACGATTGGCTACGGCCACGTTCTGTACCAAGAGCAGATCAGGCTACCCGTGGTGCGGGTGGAGGGCTACACAGGCATGATCCGCAAAGAGATGCCATTGAAACCGGAGGACAACCGTGTCTGGACTAAAACGGAAATCGACGAACTATTCCGCGCTGATGTCGCAAGTTTTGAACGTGGTGTTCTTCGACTTGTTCCCGGCGTTGTTGGCCGTCAAGGCAGCTTCGACGCTCTGGTCTCTATATCCTTCAATTTCGGGCTAGGCAACCTCCAGCGGTCCACGATCCGTATGCGGGCAAACCGTGGTGACTGGGAGGGCGCAGCCGATGCGTTCAGAGTCTGGACCAAGGGCGGCGGCAAAGTGCTGCCGGGGCTGGTCAAGCGCAGGGAAGCGGAGATTGCGCTGTTCTTGTCTTGACGATGGCACGGGCCTTACGCATCCTAAGTTCTTCCTCAACGATGAATAGGGCCTGCTCCATCTCCCGGACAGTGCAGTCGTCCAGTTGGCTGTCGTGCAGGTCCATGATCAGCTTGACAGCCGTCATCTCTGGCCCCGTGAACACAAACGACCCCTTCTCATAGCCCCGCACACCCATTGCATAAACGGCGTCTTGTGCGGCCCTGATCTCGCCTGCCCAATCGCGCCCCAGATCGTCACGTATGCGGATCATCGCTTCGCTCATGTTGACCGCTGAGATCAGCACATCAACGTGTTCCCTGCTGCCGTGTCCCGTCAGAATGGAGTCAAGCGCCTCACGGTTCTTGAGTTTCAGCGCCACGCCAGCAGTGGGCAAAGCGCCGACCTTCTTCATGCCAGCGATGAGCCACGACATGTTGTCTAGGCGTACCCCGCGAGGTTTGTACTTGCTTTTCTTTTTCATAGTTCGTGCTTGTTCTTAGACGGTTTGACTTTGGGGTGCGCCCGACTGTGGATGCTGAACTGCTTGTACGCCAAGACGTTCTCCTCCTTGGTCAAGTTTTCGTACACCTGCGCGGCCTTGGGCCTGAAGTACACGTCCTTGACGAACATGCTGGGGCGTGGGTTGCTGGCCCACAGGAAGGGCGAGTTGAGGTGGCACTTACATTTCATGTGTTGCTCCTTGCTCGGATGGCGTCTGCACACTCTTCTCCGTACTTGCTCTCAGCCAAAGTTGACCATTCGTTTTCACACACCTTTGCACACGCCTCACGTTCGTCAGCGATCTCACGCTGCATGTACTCTACCGTGACTGTGCCATGCTGCGTAGGCTGGTTCTCAGGGTCGGTGAACAACTGCATCATGGCCCTGCGCTCGTCAGCACGGACAAGCTCGGCAAATGCCAAGAAGTTTTCAAGCAAACCGCCATCTTCCAAACCTGTCATTCCAGCCTCCCGCGCCATTTCAATTACGGTCATACCATCCTCCCCGCTGCCTGCTCCATCAGGGTCGCCTTAGATTGCGGTGTACGCACCAGCCAGCGGTCGCCAAGATGGCGCACGCTTTTGATCCACTGGCGTTGCAGGTATCGGCTTTGAGGGTAGAGGGTTCTTACTTTGATTAAAAGTGCCGTGTTCATCGTTTTCTCCTGTTGTTGATGTGACACAAGTGTATCACACATTTTTAGATATGCGATATTGTTTTACAGCGTTGCGCAATCCGGCCTGCGTGGTAGCCTTCTCGTCGAGTGCCAGTGCCTGCGCTTGGTCCAGCGTGGCTTGCATCAAAATGCGGTGGCACATCACAGGTGCTCCCTGACCTTGGCGGCGCACTCGGGCGTTGAACTGCTCGTACAGGTCCAGCGACCAGTTGAGGCCATACCACACGAGGATGTGGCCGTTCTTTTGCAAGCCGTCAATACCGTGACCCATCGACGCAGGGTGACCGATCATCAAGGAGCAATCGCCAGTCTTCCAGCGGTGCATGGCGTTGGTCAATGACGCCTCGCTTTTGCACTCGGTCAGGTTGATGGGGCGCAGCGCCTTGAACTTCTCCATGATCCGGGCAGCGTCTGATCGGTAGGCGTAGGCGCACAGCACGGGCGACCCTTGGGCCTCGTCGATGATGTCCTCAAGGGCGTCCAGCTTCATGTCATGCACTGGCTCCCACAGCGGCATCCCGGCGATGGGGTACATCGCGCCGTTGGAGAACTGCAAACACTTGTTGGTCAAGGCAGCTTGGTTAAACGCCTCAACCTCCTTGCCGCTGTCCAGCACCAAGAAGAACTCCTTCTCCAGCTTGTCGTACTTGGCCCTCAATTCGTCAGGCATCTCGATCTCGACGTTGTTGACAATCAGGTCAGGCAGCGGGTTGTAGTCCTCGGCTGACATCTCAAGCGTGATGTCCCCGATCAGCTTCTTGATCGTGTCCTCGGTGTCCTCATACGGCACTTCCTTGTACGGCCCAACCTTCTTGTAAAACCGGGTCTTGAACGCTGTCTTGCTAGTGCCCAGACGCTCACCCTTGTCCACCACGAGGAACTGACCGTGCAAATCTTTGTACCCGTTGCTGGCAGGTGTGCCGGTAAGGCCCGTAGTCCAGTCGAACTTGTCAGCGATCTTGCGAAACGCTCTGACCCGGTTCGTGGCGCTGTTCTTCATCTTGCTGATCTCGTCCCAAATGATCCCGTTAAAAGGTATGGGTTTGTCCTTCTTGACGAAGTAAGTCTGCAAGGTTTCGGCCAACCAGCCGAGGTTCTCATAGTTGGTCATGTACACGTCAGCGGGGCGCAGCAGGGCGCGGGTGCGCTGATCTTTAGTGCCCGTGACCATGCTGAACTTGAGGTGCTTGGTGTGCTCCCACTTCACAGCCTCTTGACGCCACACCAGTCGAATGACTCGGATGGGGGCTACGATGATGACCCCGCGCAGGAAGCCTGCATTCACTAAATGCACGATGGATGTGAGAGTGGTGATGGTCTTCCCCAATCCCATATCTGCCCACATCATCGTGTGAGGTCTGGTGCATTGAAAATTTACCATCTTCTTTTGATACCCATGCAGCAGGTCAGGTGTCAGCATAGAATGTGCTCAATCATTCGCATCATTGCGGCAATCACAATTTCCCCTTGCTCCACGTTGTCCACCACAAACACGTTGATCTGATGCTGACGCATCCTGTTGTGCTCACGCTCTTGTGCGGGTGTTGCCTTTTGCCCCTCGCGCTTAAACTCGATAAAGAACACGCGACCCTTGTACATAAACATGCGATCAGGCACAGCAGCACGGGCCGGACTGGTGAATTTGTAAACACCCAGCCCGCACTCTTTGGCGTAGTCGCAGACCTTGGCTTCAATTTGTTTCTCAAGCACCGCCACACTCCCCGTCAGCCTTGCGACTCTCCAACTCGATCAACAACTCGATGTAGTGCTTGGCCTTCTCAAGATCGGCAATTCCGTTCTTCTTGCGCCAGCGGCTGATGTACTTGACCACGTTGCCCTCAAAGTAGCCCAGCGCGTTGGCGTGGATGTACTCGACGGGTTGAATTGGCAAGTCCTTGTAATGGTTGCCCGCCACTTGTTTGTTCATTGCTGTCAATTTGTTCCACTCCTCAATTTCTTCTAAGGTTGTTTCCATCACGCTAGACTGAGACATAGCTTCTCCACTTCTCTGACGTAGTAGTTGAAATCAACAGGCAACTTGCCTGCGTCCTTGATGTCGTTGCAAGGCTGGACACCCCAGCCGGACTCCACACCAATCTTTCGCCACTCACCGGGCCTCTTGGCCAACGGTGGCATCCACTTGAACAGGCGACCACCACCCTCGGCGATGTAGTAGCGCGTGATGTTCTGCAACTGCGTAGTCACACCGTCACGCTCAAGCCCCAAGTGACTTGACCGAGGAACCTTGGTGCGCAGCATGAAGTCCATGATGTCAGGCCACTGCTCCAGCGTCTTGCGGATGGGCGCACCCTCGACCAGTACCTTCTCGGCCACCTTGGCAATGACCAAGCCGCCAGCGTTCTGATGCCAATCCATGTCCCACTCGTATGCACCCTTGCGCTTGGTGCTGCCGTCCATAAAGACGCCGATGTAATTGTTGACATCGCGCACCATCATGGCCTTATAAATGGCTTCCTCAAGGTTGAGGCCGGTGCGCAACTGCCATGCAGCACGGGCCAGATCGACCAGCACTTTCTGGCTGCGGGGCACACGCACCGTCAAGCCATCGGTGTTGACCTGAATGATGCGCAGGCCGGGAATGTGCATCAGCCCCTCGGCCAGCAGGCACAGCAGCAGTTGCCCGTTGAGCGTGATGCTCATGGTAAACAGCGGGTCGTAGAACACGCTGAACTGGTTGTTGCTGTCACCGTACACACCGTTCAGCGCCAGCTTCAGCATGGCGCTCTCTGCTGACTTCTTAGGGTATAACTTGCGCTGCTCAAACAGGAACTTGTAAATGCTCACAAAATCACGTCCAAGATGCGCAGGATAAAAAGAATTAGTAATAGCCAGATTGGGATAGTAAGAAGTGACATCAAGATCAACAATGATATGGTCATCATCCGACTCAATGACTTCTGACTCGATGCTTCCATGAATGCCACCCAAACCAAACACAAAAGTAAAACCATTAACGCTTGCAGTAAGGTCATTGAAGACTCCCTTGGTCTCTGTAATTGATTGGGCCTTGAGCCAGTTAAGCACCCGGTTGAACTCGGGCTGCTCGAACGTGATCCAAGGCAAGATGGCGTCCTTGAGCGCAATGACCGGGCGCTTGGTCTGCCGGGGCGTGCGACCCTTGGGGCCGAAGTCGTAGCAAGACACACCGGCTTCCTCCAGCTTCATGACGAAGTAGTCCTTGCCGATCTTGGTGTCGTTGTGGTTCATGAAGTCACGCTGGTACTTGCGCGTGAGTTCTTCACGAAAGTGGATCATGTCCATCGACTTGTGCAAGAACGCCTTAGTCTCCCGCACGTCCTTGGCGTTGTACTGCTTGAGCACCACGATCTGCTGCGGGTTCAGCATCGTACCCACAGGGAACGGCAAGTCTTCAATCGTGTCGCTGCGCATGTTGAACTCCAGCATCTTCAAGCTGGTGGCGCGGGCCTTGTTGTCGAAGTGGTGAATCTTGAACAGGTCGATCTGCTGCACAAACTGGTCAGAAGGTTTGACAAGGTGCATCCACCTGCTGCCGTCTTCGTCCTGACTGTTGATGATCGCCATCGCCTTTTGGTACAGCGTGTTGGCGTCACTGTGACCCATGCGGATTAGCGTATGGAGGACGGGGTAGTCGAAGCCAAGGTTGTTGAAGCCCACAAGTCGCGCATCCGTTTCCTTGAGGAACTGGAGAAAAGCGATGATGTCCCGGCTGTCGTTGCGCGACTCGCTGATCTCAAAGGACAGGGTGATGGGGGCGTCAGAGTGTTCAAACGCTGCTGTAAATACATTTGGAAAAGTTTCCAGATCAAACACCCAGTCGTTAGACATATTTTTTCTCCGACCAGCAATTTGGCTTCGGAGGGTATATGTAGCCACCGTCAGTACGCCCTTCGCACCACGCTTTAACTCTGCTGATTGTCACGCCAACGGCGGCAGCGGCTTCGCTCAAACTAGCGTAACGTACACCGTCAATAATCCACCATTTACTAAGTCGCGTGTTTTGCATTTGCAGTTTCTTCTCAACCCAATGGCAGTTCTCTTTCGAGTAACCCTTAGTGTTGTCACGCCGGTCAAGTTGATGCTTGGCGCTTGGTCGCAGCCCCATGTCTGCAACAAATTGAACAGGGTCGCCCCATTCGTCACATATTGACACATGTGCGTAGTAATGCACGTTATGCCCTTGAGGGTTGTTGCATCTTTTTCGCATGTTCACCCAAGCAAGGTACTCGGGTGTGCCTTTAAGTCCGTGAGCCATTACAGTTACTCCTTACAAGGTGGGGCCTACTCGCTGCGTCTGTGCTTATGTATTCCAAGCGAAACTTGGCATATCACAGCATCCGCTTTCAGCCCCGATTTACTTACTGACCAAAGAACGAAGGCAGGCCAACCGGTGCGCCAAACGGCGCAGCAGGCATCTGAGGCGCACCTTGAGGCGCAGCGCCAAACATGCCAGCAGGAGCACCCGCCACCGCACCAAACATCCCAGACGCATCGACGGCTCCTTCACCGAACGGGGTATCGTCACCAGCAAATTGAACAGCGATCAAATCGCAGCGGATGCCACGGCCATGCTTGTTGTCTTGAGGCCAAGGCTTGATGGCAGCGTTCACCCGGCAACCACCATACATCTTGCGTGCAAGCTGTTGGTAAGCCATCGTGTTGCTCGGGTCGATAGGTGTACCATCGGCTTGGATCATCTGCGGGGCCGAGTCACGCCCTGCGGTGATGAACACATGACCAGCGTAGCCGTCATACGGCTGGAAGGTCTTCTTGTTAACCTTCTCCTCGCCACGACCAAAGCAGCGAGTCTTGCGATCATTCTGGATCATGGACATCACAGCTTGCGCGTGCTCTTTCCACTTCTCCAGCGCCAACGCACCGTAACGCTGCATGAACTGCTGAAAGCCAACGTGGTCCTGCGGCATGATGAACTCGCAGTTGTACGAGATGCGTTCCTTACCAGTCTGCTCATTGATCTGGCGCTGTGGTTCAGCAAGATGGGGAAAGGACAGACGGACGTTGCTCAAAAAGACGATTTCAGACATTACATTTACTCCAGTTTAAGAAAGCCACGAGGGCAGGGATTCGGGTTGTTGAACCACACCATTGACAACAGTTTTCTCTGTGCCGGGTATAGCCAAATCAACCCCTATGACTGCGCTAAACAGCGGCGCAGCATTGGTGATGACAGCCTGACGGCCATCAGATTCGGGGACTACGGTTAACTTGCCAGCCAGCTTAACCACGTACTCTTGCTCCATGCGCTTGAGTTGGCGATCAGTCAGCGTGACCATCTCGTCCTTTTTCTTCCACGTTAGCTTCTCAGCCTTGGCGGGTGTTACGAGTTTGGTTTCGTAGACAGCGGACTTAGGGATGCCCATCTTGATCAGCTTCTCGGCCATCTCGTTTTCGGGCAGTGCCCAAGTGCGAGAGCCGCGACCGTTGACCAGCTTCAAGCCGGGGATAGACTGACCTGCTTGCAAGCGGCGCAACGCTTCAGCTTCGACACCTTCAAGGAGTTGGCGCATCAAGGGGGCAGCTTCCATGATCTGAGCGATCTGGGCATCGTCCATCGTGGATGGGTCTTTATCGGCGCTTTGCTGCGCGACATCGAGTGTTTGAGTTACAACAGGCTGGAACATGATCCCGACCTCCTTCATTACGTTACTTGCCAGCGCGTGACATGAGCCTTTAGCGCGGCAGAATTTACATTGACTTTCACCCGGTACAAGCGGTGCGTCTGGTTTGTCAGTGGCAGCAGCTTGCGTGATGATTGTACCCATGTTGGCCAACAAGTGGGACACGGGCACTTCATACGAAGTGATCGGCATCATGCCCTTGAGCGCCAGCTTAGGCTGGATGATGGTCATGCGAACCGTGCTGAACGGGTAAGTACCGTTAACGGGCAGCTTGTAGCCTGCCAGCACACCGTAGGCATACTGCTCAAGCTGCAAGTTACCTTCGGCTGACACCACGCCCATGCCGTCTTTGTAGTCAATGAGTTCAAGGGTGTCGGGTCCAAGAATCTGGCAGTCCACGGTGCCTGACAAGTCTTTGCGACCTAGCAGGTGCTCGGGGTCTACACGCTCCTCGGACAGCACTTTGAACAGACCATCCATCGAACGCTCACGGATGTAATCCACGGCGATCTTGACACGCTCGGCACGATCCTGATGAATCACAAAGTCACCTTCATGATCTTCAAAATTCGCACCGATTTGCATCATCGGGTCAATGAACCGATTGTTCTGAATGCAGTATTCCAGCAGCGTGTGCGAGTGTGTGCCGTCGACAGCAGCGGGGCCGCTACCAGTGTCAGGGTACTTGGCCTCCTCCCGAATGCTGCCGGGGCACAAGGCCCAGCGGCTGCGCTTCGATGGGGACAGCATGGCGTGATCGCTCACTTCAGTGCCTCAATGCCAGTAAACAACTGACCATAGTGCTCGGGCTTGACATCGTTGATGTTCTGATAGCCCATGCCAGTCAGCACGCTTTGGATCATGGCTCCCTTTTGTGGACCCATCGACTTGTATGCGCCCATCACATAGTCGATCAGACCTTTGCCGTCACTGAACGGTGCGCCAGTGGCAACGGGTGCTGGTGCAGGGGCTACGAATGCAGGAGGGGCGGGCATGACCGGTGCAGCAGCCACGGGGGCAGCTTGTACCACGGGTGCGGGGGTTGGCGCAACTGGTGCGGGTGCTGCTACATTGCTTGACTCCAGCTTGGCAGTCAGGGCAACCACGGCGGCGGTCAGGGCTTCAATCTTGAGTTCGAGTGACATAAAGTTTCTCCAGAGGGTTACGGTTTACAGGGGGTTGAATTGTGAGGCGGTCTTCTACGAAAGCCTCAACGATTTCACGATGCACTTCGCTCGGTTTCCCGATCTTCCGTGCCTTGGCGTGAAACTTGGCGCGTGTCATGTCTGTCACTCGGACAGTCATAAACGCAGATTTTAATGGTTGTGTCATAAATAATTTCCTTGACCGATGGCGAAGTGTACACCACTGTGATACGATTGTGCCACTGTTTTGAAATTATTTTTGCAAAAGAAAAGCCCCGGTGGTTAGACCGGGGCTTAAAAGGAGAGTTTCCATGAACGTGTCGGCAACTGCAATCACCAACGGGCTTATTCTATGACAGCGCCACAGACAGTGCAATCACACCCTGCGTCCGTTGACGCATACATCAGACACGGATGGAGCCTTGTGCCCATCCCAGCCAACACCAAGGGGCCGCGCACACCGGGGTGGAACCTGCGAGAGAACGCCCTGAAGGCCCAAGGCGATCTGCCACCGGGCTACGGCATCGGCCTAGCCCATGCGTACAGCGGCACGATGGCCCTTGACATCGACAACTGGACCGTCACCACCAGTCTGCTGGCCGAGTACGGCATTGACCTGCAAGCCCTGTACGATGCGCCCGATGCTGTGGTCATCAACTCGGGCAAGCCGGGGCACGGTAAGCTGCTGTACGCCATCCCGTTCGGCGCTGCGCTGCCCTCCAAGAAGATCATGCACGGGGGCATCACAGCCTACGAGCTACGCTGCGCCACGGTCAGCGGTCTCACAATGCAGGACGTGCTGCCCCCGTCCATCCACCCCGAGACACGACAGCCTTACCAGTGGGCAGGTCATGGCCACTGGACCCGCATCCCGATGATCCCCCAGCCCTTGCTTGACTTGTGGAACGGGCTGCTGGCGCAGGACAAGGAGCGCACGATAGCCACGGACGGCACGGTTGACGCATCATGGGAGGAAATTCGCCAAGCCCTCGATGTTGTACCTGCTGACTGCACACGCGACGAGTGGGTGAACATCGGCATGGCGCTGCACTGGGCAGGCACTCAGACCGATCAGCTTGACCAAGCCCTGCACTTGTGGAACGAGTGGAGCGCCACGGCTCAGACCAAGTACCCCGGAGAGCGTGAGATTTTGACGCAGTGGGTCAGCTTCAGGTCCGACAAGGCCACAGCGGTCAAGCTGGGTACGCTGTTCCACATCGCCAAGCAGCACGGATGGCACAGGCCCATGCCCGATGCTGCCGAGTTGTTCAGCAAGATCACCACACCGGTTATGGAGCCACTTGATGTGCTGGACGGCCTACGCCCCAAAGCCCCCGACATGGACTTGTCACTGTGGCCCAATGTGCTGCGCCAGCGGTCACAAGAGATTTCAGAAAGCGTGGGCTGCGACCCTTTGGTCCCTTTGTTTGCTGGGTTAGCCGCTGTCTGCGGGGTGGTTGACGCCCGCATCAGACTTGAACTCATGCCGGGGTTTAAAGTGCCACCAGTGCTGTGGCTGATGACCCTTGGTGACCCAGCGGACAAGAAGTCACCCGGATCGCGCCCCATGCTGACAGCACTCAAGAGCATAGAGGCAGAAGATCGTCCGGGGTTTACCAAGAACCTACTCGATTGGGAGGGCAAAGAGGCGGCATACGCCAGTGCCAAGAAGGCGTTCCTTGAGTGGTCAGCATCATCCGATGCACTGCTGGGTGGTGATCTGGCACCACATGTGCCCGAGATGCCCGCACAGCCCGTGCCCCTAAAGATCACCGTGAGTGACATCACCAGTCAGAAGCTGGTGCGCCAAGCGGCAGACCGGCCCCGTGGCCTGCTGTGCTACCTTGACGAAATGAATAGCTGGGTGCGTAAGCTGACGGACAAGGCCAGCGGGGAGGACCGGTCAGCTTGGGTGGTCAGCTATGAATCCGAGCATTACGAGATGGATAGGGTAGGGGCGGGGTCGATCTACTGCGAGAACTTGGCCGTGAGCATCTACGGCAATATCCAGCCCCAAGTGTTCAAGGCCAATCTGGCGGCGCTGTCAGCCGATGGCTTGCTGCAACGGTTCGTTCCGGCCATCCTGCGGGGCAGTAAGACCAAGCTGGGTCAGCCCGTGCCCGACTACATGACCAGTGCAGCGGCATGGGAGAACACGCTGCGCCTGACCTACGCGCTTCAGCCACAGACCTACCAGTTAAGTTCCGATGCCTACACAGCGTTTCGTGAGTTCCAGCAGTGGTACGAGTTGGCCAAGCAGGACGAGAGGGTGCTGGACAGTGGTACGGAGTACATGACGGCCTTTGGCAAGCTGGAGGGTCTTGCAGGCCGGTTAATCTTGATGTTCCACTTGATCGAGTCACCGTTCAGCCCTGTGGTGTCAGTCGATGTTGTCAACAGGGTCACCAGCTTGGTGAGGGGTTATGTGATCCCGGCTTACCGCTACGCACTCGGGGAGGTGGGGGGTGCGATTACGAACGATTTCGATCAGTGGATGATCGACTACATCATCCAGATATGCGGTGACACTCAGACAGTTGACCTGCGCACCCTCAAACGGTCTGCAAGGCGTCCCCTTGAGGGCAAGACCGACTGGCAGAAGGACCAGATGGTCATGGACGCCATGTTGGTGATTGAGCAGGCAGGGTGGGCAGTGCAGGTGGAGAGTGAGCTACACAAGCGTAAAGTGACATGGGCACTGAACCCCTCACTGCCCGAGATGTTCAAGACCTACCGAGAAAAGGTCATCAAGGCCAAACAGCGCCATGCCGATTACATCTACCGATACGCTTACGAAAAGGGCTATGAGCGTAAATTGGTCAAGGGGTTTGACCCTGACACGATGGAATGAAAAAAGCCCGGATCGACCGGGCTTTTTGTTTTAGGGGGTTGACCTCTTTACTCGGGATTTTTTGACATGACCAAGTTCCGGGGGCAGGAACGACTGGTGCAGATCAGGGGCCATCGCTTCGATCATGCCGAGAACGTCAAGCAGACGGGTTACTGCTGCTCCCGGTTCACGTTCACCAGTGGCCCACTTACGATAGGTGAAAACGGGTACACCGAAATACTGTGCTGCACGATCTTCTGACAGGTTCAGTCTGTCGGCGGTGTCCTTGGCACGTGCTGCCACTGTACCTGCGAGGGGTGTTTTGGGTGGATTGAGGGGGGTTTGTGTCATGGGTAGGGGTGTCATAGCGTGAGGGTTAAAAAATGCCCCTAATCGTTAAATTAGGGGCTTGGGGTTACAGGTCTAAGAATTTCTCGATAATGGGCAGAAGGATCACGCCCACTAGGGCAACAATGAGGGCTGTTATCAATCGGGTTTCTCCCCGAGTGATTTGCAAATCAATCGATACATGAAGGCCATTGTCTTGGGCTTGTAAACCCTGCCTTCTTCGTCTTCAAAAAATGGGAGGCATTGATAAAGCGTGTCCTTCAATTGTTCGATTTCTTCCTGTTGGACGCTGTTCAGAAAATCAGCATCACTGAGTCGGGCATATAAGGCGGCTACACCTGTAAAGCCTTCAGCGTAAGCGATGCGTTCAGCGTCTGAGGGGTCAAGTTTGGTCAAGTCAATCATGATGGTTCTCCAATGGGTTTAACGTGTGGCGTCATACAAGCCAGCGATGTAGGCTGACATAAGCGCGGCCAACTCACGGGCGGGGATATGGCCAACGCTAAACACGTCAGACACTCCCCCGGATTCGTTGCACATACGGTGCAGGCTGTACCCGCCATTTGCGCCGCTTATGTGGTAATTGCCCTTGTTGGCGACTGCTTTGCCGTCAACAGTGCGATAGGGTTCAGCGGGTGCACCCCTCATGCTGTTAATAGTGGCGGCTTTGGCGTCTAAAAAGGCGCGGGTGATTCGAGTTGACATGTTCAATCCTTTTACAGTGGTTACAGGGGTTAGGCTTTGGACTTCATGTTGAGGTCGAATGTGTCATAGCCAGCACATTCAAGCCACTCACGAGCCAATCGAGTGTCGAGGGCTATCCGGTGGATTTGGTAGCCATCGTAAAACGCAGGGTGGTTATTCTTACGCCACAAGGTTTCGATCCCCTTCACGGGACTGATGCGGAACTGCCAATCGGGGGCTTGATGGGTTACGTCTGACCACTTGTCAGTGGCGTGAGGGATATTGTCGAGTGTGAGCATGTTCAATCCTTTTACGGGTTACGGGTTACAGGGAAAAAAGAAACACGGTCACGCAGTACAGTGCAACCAAGGCGACAACTGCACCAAGGAACAAAGCAAACCCGCTGGGTTCACGTTCAATAGGTTGAGGGTACAAGTCGATGTAGGTCAGTTGGTGGCGGTTCATGGTGATCCTTTTACAGTTACGGGTTACAAGTTGTTGAAGGCTCTATTCTAACCCATTGGGTCACTGTGTCAAGGGTTTAGACGAAAATATCTTCTAAGTGCTTACCCTAACCCATTGGGTGTGCTCCATTGGGTATCAATGTAAGCAAACTGTCAGGTAGTGACAACTTGCCCTTTTGCTCAGAGACGTTGATTCTGGGATTCTGAAAATAAAAGACCATTTTAAAAAGTGTCTATCTTTTCGCCTTGCCTGCGCGAAAGGGTCACTTGTCACATTGACCCTTTTTCACCCATTGGGTCACGCTTAAATGCCCCATTGGGTCACTCACTCGAACCCACTGGGGATGCACTCTGGAACCTTTGACCCATTGGGTTTACTGGTGCGTTGGTGCATGGATTAACGCTTGGGATGCTTGAACCCAGTGGGTGTGGTGACTCAGGGGGGAGGGGGTAGGGCCGAAAGGGTCGGGGTCACGGCTACGTAGGCATCACAGAACCTGTGAAAATTTTTTCAAAACTAAAAACCCAATGGGTTCTCTAGACACAAAACCCATCCATGTGATAGCATCACAAAACTATGAATCAAGCAGACCCTCAATTCGTAGGCACGGTTGTCACCGGAGAATCACCGCTACCGTCTTGGCTGTCCGTGCCTGACCTTAAACCACCTCGTATATCCAAGGAGGCACGGGCGTTGCTGCACGCTGAGTATGAGCAGATATTTGAACGGGTCATTGAAGATGTGTACCGGGGCAGGTCACTGCAATCGTTGGTGCAAGATGACCACCGGGTTGAGTCGTATGAGGACTTCTTGCGCTGGGTCAAGCGTGACCCCACTCGCCATGAACGGTTCAAGGAAGCGCAGGAGATGCGTACCGAGTTTCTGGCTGGGGAGATACTAGAGATTGCCGATGGCGTAGATGCCATTGACCCCACATCGAACGACACCGTGAACAGGGACAAGTTGCGCATCGACACGCGCAAGTGGCTCATGAGTGCGCACAACAAGAAGCGGTACGGCGAGGTCAAGCAGGTGGAGCTTGGCGGGAGCATCTCGATCACTGAGGCGCTGGCACAGGCGCAGGCCAGAGTGATCAGTGCGGAAGTGATTGACGTATCGGATGTAACGCCCAGATTGGAGAACGACTGATGCAGAAACTTCGATACTCGGCTGAAGAAGAACAGTTGCTCATGGCGCAGCTTTGGAGTCCGTCTATCAAGGACGACCCGGAGGCGTTCGTGTTGTTTGTGTTCCCTTGGGGGCAGAAGAACACACCCCTTGAGCACTTCAAGGCACCTCGGGCGTGGCAGCGCAGAGCACTGCGCAGGATCACGGACTTCATTCGCACGAACAAGGGCAAGCTGAGTAACGACGAGTTGATCGACGCACTCAGACGGGCCGTGTCGTCAGGACGAGGGGTGGGGAAGTCGGCCCTCGTGTCGTGGCTGATCCTGTGGATGCTGTCGACCCGGATTGGGTCAAGCGTCATCGTGTCGGCTAACAGCGAGAACCAGTTGCGTAAAGTGACGTGGGGTGAGTTGACCAAATGGGTCACGATGGCGATCAACGCGCACTGGTGGGAGCCGACTGCCACGAGCCTGAACCCGGCCAACTGGTTGACTGATCTGGTTGAGCGTGACCTGCGTAAAGGCACCCGGTACTGGGGCGCTGAGGGTAAGCTGTGGTCCGAGGAGAACCCAGACGCCTACGCCGGTGTACACAACATGGACGGCATGATGGTGATCTTTGACGAGGCCAGTGGTATCCCGGACAGCATCTGGTCCGTGGCTGCGGGCTTCTTTACAGAGAACATCTTGGACCGGTACTGGCTAGCGTTTAGCAACGGACGGCGTAACACCGGGTACTTCTACGAGGCCGTGGACGGCAGCAAGCGGGACTTTTGGGAGAGCGAGAAGATTGACGCCCGCACGGTCGAAGGGACCGACAAGTCGATCTACCAGCAGATCATCAACGAGTACGGCGAGGACAGCGACGAGGCCCGTGTCGAGGTGTATGGGGATTTCCCTAAGAGTGGTCAAGACCAGTTCATCGCACCTCACTTGGTCGATGACGCCATGAAACGGCCACTGCACAAGGACATGACTGCCCCCATCGTCATCGGCGTGGACCCGGCCCGTGGGGGCATGGACAGCACCGTGATTGCCGTGCGCCAAGGGCGGGACATCGTGGCGATCAAACGGTTCAAGGGTGAGGACACCATGAGCGTGGTGGGCCACGTGATTGATGCCATCGACGAGTACAAGCCGACATTGACCGTCATTGACGAGGGTGGGCTGGGCTACGGCATCCTTGACAGACTCAACGAACAGCGATACAAAGTGCGCGGGGTCAACTTTGGCTGGAAAGCCAAGAACCCCGTGATGTGGGGTAACAAGCGGGCTGAGATTTGGGGAGCCATGCGCGATTGGGTGAAAACGGCCAGTTTGCCGCAGGACCGGTTGCTCAAGAGCGACCTGACCGGCCCGATGAAGAAGCCCAACTCGGCAGGCACTATCTTCTTGGAAGGTAAAAAGGAGATGAAGGCCCGTGGGGTTGCATCTCCAGACGCAGCAGACGCCATTGCAGTGACGTTTGCGTACCCCGTGGCATCACGCGAGTACAATTCCCGCAGCGTAAAGCGCACAATCAGCGCAGATCGCGGCATGGCATCAACAGGATGGATGGGATCATAATGGCTACTAAACCCGGACTCTATGCGAATATCAACGCCAAACGCGAACGCATCGCCGCTGGCTCGGGCAAGAAGATGCGCAAACCCGGCACTGCCGGTGCGCCCACTGCCAAGGACTTCAAAGACTCTGCCAAGACGGCCAAGAAGGCTAAAAAATGACCCTTCGCGCCATGCAGAACTGCCTGATCATCGAACGTGACGTTGAAAAACATGCGTTTCTTGAGCTACTTTCGACAGAAAAACAGGAAACCGGTATAGTTGTGGCTGCTGGCCCTGACTGCAAAGAACTGAAAATTGGCGATCACCTATACTTCGGCGTAGGGCAAGAATTCGCGCATGGCGGCAAGAACTATGTCGTAATGCGCGAACCTCACGTATTAGGAGTCCTGAATGGCTGACCCAACTGGCATGGTCGCAGCGGCTAACGTAGCTGCTGGTGGCAAACCCCCGAAATCTGATTCAGACATTTTGACTGTTGCCCGTGCCCGTCTGGACACGGCCATTTCAGCCCTTGCCGAAAGCCGCGAAGACGAGATCGACGACCTGCGCTTTTACGCTGGCTCACCTGACAACCACTGGCAGTGGCCTGCCGATGTGCTGGCCACCCGTGGCGCGGTGCAGGGTCAGACCATCAACGCCCGTCCCTGCCTGACCATCAACAAGCTGCCCCAGCACGTCCGTCAAGTTACCAACGACATGCGGCAAAACCGCCCCGGCGCGAAAGTCATCCCCGTGGATGACAACGCCGATGTGGAAGTGGCCGAGGTCTTCAACGGCATGATTCGTCACATCGAGTACATCTCGGACGCTGACGTTGCCTACGACACCGCTTGCGAGAACCAAGTGTCTTACGGCGAGGGGTACATCACCCTGATGACCGAGTATTGCGACGAAAACACCTTCGATCAAGACATCAAAATCGGTCGGGTGCGTAATTCCTTCTCGGTTTACATGGACCCGCTAATCCAAGACCCCACTGGCGCAGACGCCGAGTGGTGTTTTATCACCGAAGACATCACAAAAGCCGAATACGAGCGTCAATATCCTGACGCAGCCCCGATTTCCACCTTGCAATCGCTGGGTGTGGGCGACCAGTCGATCAGCAACTGGCTGAACGAAGACACCGTGCGTATTGCAGGGTATTACTACATCGACTACGACAAAACAACGCTGAATTTGTACCCCGGCAACGTGACTGCCTTTGAAGGCACACGCGAGGACAAGGACTTGAAGGCCGTCTACGGCAAGCCTAAGAACAGCCGCATGTCCGAGCGCCCACGGGTGCGCTACTGCAAGATCAACGGCTACGAAATCCTTGAAGAAAAAGAGTGGGCGGGCAAGTGGATTCCTGTGATCCGTGTTGTCGGCAACGAATTTGAGGTTGATGGCCGTCTTTATGTGTCGGGCTTGGTGCGTAACGCCAAAGACGCCCAGCGCATGTACAACTACTGGGTCAGCCAAGAGGCTGAAATGCTGGCGCTGGCCCCCAAAGCCCCATTTATTGGCTACGGTGGCCAGTTTGAGGGCTATGAGGAGAAGTGGAAGACCGCCAACACCCAAAACTGGCCGTATTTGGAGGTCAATCCAGACGTTACAGACGGCCAAGGTGCAATTTTGCCACTGCCACAGCGGGCACAGCCACCAATGGCCTCCAGCGGGCTGTTGCAGGCCAAAGCGGGCGCTTCTGAAGACATCAAGTCCACCACTGGACAATACAACGCATCTTTGGGCATGGGTTCTAACGAGCGTTCGGGCAAAGCCATTCTTGCGCGTCAGCGTGAGGGCGATGTGGGCACGTATCACTACGGTGACAACCTCACCCGCGCCGTGCGCCACGTGGCCCGTCAGTTGGTGGACTTGATCCCCAAGATTTACGACACACAGCGTATCGCCCGCATCATTGGTGAAGACGGCGAGACCAAGATGGTCAAGATCAACCCGGAGCAGACCGAGCCAGTCAACAAAATCGTTGACCAAGAAGGCATCGTCATCGAGAAAATCTACAACCCCGGCGTTGGCAAGTACGATGTCGTGGCTACAACTGGTCCGGGCTACGCAACCAAGCGCCAAGAGGCACTGGAAGCAATGGCTCAGTTGCTGCAAGGCAACCCACAGTTGTGGACTGTTGCTGGCGATCTGTTTGTCAAGAACATGGACTGGCCCGGTGCTCAAGAGATGTCGGCCCGGTTCAAGAAGACGATTGATCCCAAGTTCTTGGCCAGCGAAGACAAATCACCTGAGTTGCAAGCGGCAGAGCAGCAAATCGAGGCGATGGGTGCTGAGATGGAGCAAATGCACCAGATGCTGCAAAACGTGAGCAAGTCAATTGAGGTGCAAGAGCAGCGCCGCAAAGACTATGAAGCTGAGATCAAGGCTTATCAGGCCGAAACACAGCGGATTACAGCCACTCAAGCGGGCATGAACGAGCAGCAGATTCAAGACATCGCAATGGGTGTGGTAGCGGCTGCGATGGAGTCCAACGGTCAACTGAACGGGATTCCAGAGATGCCGGGTCAAGAGATGGACGTGGGCATGGAGGGTATGCCTGAGATGCCGCAGCCAATGGAGGGAATGCCACAATGACCGCAGCACAGTTAATGGGTTTGCTGTTCTTGGGCCGCAATGTGGCCCATTCAGTTCACCTGAACACCCGCAGCTACTCCAAGCATGTGGCCTTGAACACGTTTTACGACAGCATCATCGACCACGCCGATGCTTTTGCAGAAGCCTACCAAGGCCGTCACGGGTTGATTGGCCCGATCCCCATCCCTGCGGCCAAAAAGACAACCAACATCATCGAGTTCTTGCAAGCCCAGCTTGACGAGATCGAAAAGGGCAGGTTTGAGGTTTGTGGCAAAGACGATATGACTTTGCAGCAACTCATAGATAATATCATTGAGCTTTATCTTTCAACCCTGTACAAACTCCGCTTCCTCGCTTAAGGACCATCATGGCTAATTACACCCAAGCATCCGCAACCACGCAAATCAAAGTCGGCGCTGGCAAGCTGCTCGGCATTTTTGTTTCTGCCTCCTCCAGCGGCACTTTGACCATTTACGACTCGCAGGCGTCCAGCGCCAGCGATCCTAAAATTGTGGACACGTTTGCAGTGGCGGCAAGCACGACCTACTTGAACATTCCTGCTGGTTTGTTCTTCAACAAGGGCTTGTACATCGTTCTGGCCGGAACCTCGGCCTCTTTCACAGTCGCATACGATTAAGGGGCTGCAATGGCAGACATCAAAATTTCCCAACTGCCAGCAGCTACCACCCCGCTGGCAGGCACTGAAGAAGTGCCTTTGGTCCAAAGCGGCACGACTAAGAAAACCACGGTTGCTGACATTGCAGCCAAAGCAGGTGCAGTTACTGCTGTTACTGGCACGGCCCCGGTGGTGTCCAGTGGCGGTTCTACGCCTGCGATCAGTATGCCTGCGGCAACAAGTTCGGTTAACGGCTACCTGACCTCTGCCGACTGGACCACGTTCAACGCCAAACAGCCTGCTGGCTCTTATTTGGTCAACGGCGGCGCACTGGGCACACCCTCGTCCGGCACAGCCACCAACCTGACTGGTCTGCCCCTGTCTACTGGCGTGACGGGCACACTGCCTGTGCTTAATGGCGGTACAGGTGTAACTACTTCCACAGGTTCTGGTTCTGTGGTGCTGTCTACCTCGCCCACGCTTGTAACCCCTGCGCTTGGCACACCCACATCAGGTAATTTCAGTTCGGGCACATTCACTTGGCCTACTTTTAACCAAAACACCACTGGCACAGCGGCAGGTCTTTCTGCCACTTTGGCTATTGCCTCGGGCGGCACTGCGGCCACAACAGCCGCAGCAGCCATTCAAAACCTGTTGCCATCCTACACAGGCAACGGCAACAAACGCTTGGGCTTGAACTCAGGTGCAACGGCTCTTGAGTGGACGACTGACGGCGGGGGTACAGTCACGTCCGTTGGCGGCACAGGCACGGTAAGTGGCTTGACTTTGACCGGCACAGTCACGACCTCGGGCAACCTGACTCTGGGCGGCACACTTGATCTGTCAGCCTACAACGGCGCTGGTGCTTTCACCACCCTGACCACATCCAGCACAGTGACGCTCAACGCTGGCACAGCCAACGGCGTGGCCTACCTCAACGGCAGCAAAGTCCTGACTACGGGGAGTGCGCTGACGTTTGATGGGACGGTTTTTGGTGTTGCTGCTCCTACACTTGCTCAATTGCGATTGTCTGACACAACAAGCGCAACAGACCAGAAGATTTGGTCTTTTCAATATGGAACAGGTGTGGGGGCTGGACTGCTTCGTTTACGCGCATTAAATGACGCGCTTTCTGACGGACAGAACGCATACATTTTGGCTCGTACAGGTATCAACGTAGACAGTCATCAATGGCTTGCTTCTGGCTCCGAAGCTATGCGCCTGACCACCACAGGTCTGGGTATTGGGACGAGTTCGCCAGCGGCTAAATTAGATATTAGTGTTGCAAACGCGGCGGTTGACGGGACTAAGGGGGTGCGAATAACTAACCCTGCTGGAACAGCAGTAATGCTTGAGTGTGGCGTTTCTAGCGATAGTTTTGTTGGCACAACAAGCGGAAGTGATTTCAACATTCGCACCACCAATACAGTTCGTGCCACTTTTAGCTCAGCTGGCAGCGTGGGTATTGGAACAACTTCTCCGGGCAGTTTTGATAGTTTTGCAAACAATCTAGTTGTAGGAACTGGTTCTGGCTCGGAAGGTATTACCATTTACGGGGGCAGTGCCGACTCAAGTAACCTTAGTTTTGCTGACGGAACTGGTGCGGCATCATATCAAGGCTTTATTCAATACAACCATTCAGCTGATTCGTTAGGTTTTTGGGTAAATTATTCAGGAAGTTCAAGCCCTAGACTAACTATCGACTCCTCCGGCAACCTCGGCTTGGGAGTTACTCCGAGTGCTTGGAATACATCATTCAGCGCCAAAGCAATTGAACTACCGGGCGGGTCTTTGTGGACGTTTGGCACTAGCGCAATTGAGATGGCGCAAAATGCTTTGTACAACGCAGCAGGCACATACAATTACATTAACACCGCAGCAGCATCAGATTATTACCAAACAGCGGGTTCTCACGTTTGGCGCACAGCAGCCTCCGGCACAGCAGGTAACGCTATTAGCTTTACTCAGGCGATGACGCTGGATGCGAGTGGGAACTTTATGGTGGGGACTACTTCCCCTCTTTACAGCACAGCCAATCGAGGCAACATTACTCTTAACGGTGCATCTACTGCAATTTTAGGGCTAGGAATTGCTGGTGTGGCAGCAGGGTATTTGTACACCGATGCCAACTTGGTATCGCTTGGCGCTACGTCTACTAGGTCGATGACTTTTGACGTTAACGGCTCCGAACGCGCCCGTATCACCAGCGCGGGTGATTTGCTAGTAGGGACTACGAGTTCAAATCCATCTTGTATTCATGTGCTTCAATCAGCAAGTACGACATTATTTGCTGCGGGAACAGTAAACACTTCCGCAACTCCAAGAGGGCATTACATTCAATTTTCTAGTGCAGCCCCAAATGGAACTGGAAATGAATTTATTTTTGCTGGCGATACTTCATCCACTCGATTTGCTGTTCGCTCTAACGGCGGAATTGCCAACTTCAGCGCAAATGATGTCAACCTTTCAGACCGTAGAGAGAAGACCAACTTTGCACCTGCTAAGTCTTACCTTGAAACCATCTGCGCTATTCCTGTGCAGACGTTCAACTACATCGACCAGAACATGGAAGAAGACGGTGGACTGACGCTGGGTGTGGTTGCACAAGACGTTCAATCTGTTGCGCCTGAGTTGGTCATGGAAAGCAATTGGGGTACTGAGGACAACCCTAAACAGCGCCTGTCGATTTACCAGACTGATTTGCAATATGCCTTGATGAAGGCTTTGCAAGAACTCAAAGCAGAATTCGATGCCTACAAAGCATCGCACCCTTAACCCCTGAAAGGAAATCACCATGACCATCGCATACAACTGGGTTATCACCCAAACCAACTACGAAACCGCCAACGGCTTTATTACGACCGCCCACTGGACTGCCTCTGCTGTTGATGGCGACTACACAGCCTCCATCTATTCCACTTGCAGCTTTGCCGAGGCCGCACCAACAATCCCCTACGCTGATGTGACCATGCAAGAGGTTTTGGATTGGTGCTGGTCTGGCGGCGTTGACAAGACAGCCACTGAAGCTGCTTTGGCTCAAAACATCGAGTTGCAAAAGAACCCTGTGATGGCCACCGGCACTCCTTGGTCAACACCAGCACCGTAAGTTAACGGGAAGCCACCACCCGATTTTGGTGGCACACTAAAGGAAATATCATGGGAAACGAAAAAAAGACCCCTGTGACTATTGATGACGTTGAATACACAGTCGAAGACATGACGACAGAGCAGCAAATGCTCTTGAACCATGTGGCCGATCTGGATAGAAAATTAAACTCTGCCAGATTCAACGTGGATCAACTCCAAGTCGGTCGGGATGCTTTTTTCCGCTTGCTCAAAGAAAAACTTGAGCCTGCGGAACAATTGCAGTAATATTATCTGTACTGATGCAGCACATCAGGGAATCGAAAGGTTCATCAAATGACTGAAGAAGTCCAAGCCCTAGCGGAAGTAGACTCCGCGCCAACCACGGATGTGACGGCCACACCTGAAGTTGCTGAAAGTACGCCGGAAGTCGCTGAGAATCAGAACAACGAAGCTGCGGAAAAAACTTATACGCAAGCTGAAATTGACGCGATGATCGGCAAACGCCTCGCAAGAGAGCAACGTAAGTGGGAACGAGAGCAAGCACAGAAGCAAGCGGAAACGCAGATTCTGAAAACTGCCCCCGCTGCCACCGCTGACCAGTTTGAGTCCACTGAAGCCTATGCGGAAGCACTGGCCCTCCAGAAAGCCGAAGAACTGATCGCCAAGCGGGAAGCAGCCAAGCAGCAATCGCAAGTTCTTGAGAGTTATCAGGATTTGGAAGAAGCGGCGATGGCCAAGTACGACGACTTTGAACAAGTCGCCTACAACCCCAAGCTGCCAATTACAAACGTGATGGCTGAAACAATTCAGTCTTCGGAGATTGGCCCTGAGTTAGCGTACTACCTCGGAACCAACCCTAAAGAAGCGGAACGTATCTCACGCATGACGCCCTTGGGTCAGGCGAAAGAGATCGGGAAAATTGAGGCCAAATTGGTTTCAGCGCCCCCGGTCAAAAAAACAACATCTGCGCCAGCGCCAATTTCGCCGGTGACTGCACGCTCCTCTGGAGCGCCAGCTTATGACACAACGGACCCACGGTCTACCAAGACCATGACGGATTCGCAGTGGATTGAAGCTGAACGCAGACGCCAGCTAAAGAAGTGGGAAGCGCAGAACCGCTAAATTTTTTAAAGGACTTTTGAAATGTCTAACAGTATTCTGACCATTGACATGATCACACGGAAAAGCCTCGAAATCCTCGAGAACAACCTTGTGATCACCCGTAACGTGAACCGTCAGTATGACGACTCTTTCGCTGTTGAAGGCGCAAAGATCGGTTCTACACTGCGTATCCGTTTGCCCGACCGCGCTTTGGTAACTGACGGTGCTGCCCTGCAAGTTCAGGACGACAACGAACAGTTCACCACTTTGACTGTCTCCAGCCAAAAGCACATCGGCGTCAACTTCACATCCGCTGAATTGACCATGCAGTTGGACGACTTCGCAGAGCGTGTGTTGAAGCCACGTATCAGCCAGTTGGCCTCCAGCATTGATGCTGACGTGGCTAACAGCTACAAGTACATCGGTAACACCGTTGGTACTCCCGGCTCCACTCCTTCGACTTCTTTGGTGCTGTTGCAAGCCCAGCAGAAGCTGAACGAGAACGCTGCCGTGATGTCCCCACGTTACGCTACCGTCAACCCTGCCGCTAACGCTGGTTTGGTTGAAGGCTTGAAAGGTCTGTTTAACCCAACCGACACCATCAGCAAGCAGTTCAAGAACGGCATGATGGGCACTGGCGTGTTGGGCTATGACGAGATCAACATGTCTCAGTCGATCAAGCAATTCACAACCGGTTCACGTGGCGCTACTGGTGCTACTTTGTCCGCTGCTGTGACTGCTGAAGGCGCAACATCTATCGTAATCACCGGTGGCGGCAACGCTGGCGTGGTCAAGCAAGGTGACGTTTTCACTGTGGCTGACTGCTTTGCTGTGAACCCACAAACCCGTGAATCCACTGGTTCGTTGTTCCAGTTCGTTGCTGCTGCTGACGTGACCTTGAACGGTTCCGGCGCTGGCACAATCACTGTGGCTCCTATGTACTCGGCTGGCAATGCTTTGGCTACCGTGGACGTGCTGCCACAAAACGGCAAAGCTGTCGTGTTCGTTGGTGCAGCATCTACCCAGTACTCCCAGAACTTGGTGTACCACAAAGATGCCATCACCTTCGCAACTGCTGACTTGCTGTTGCCACAAGGTGTTGACATGGCTGCTCGTGCCGTTCACAACGGTATCAGCCTGCGTATCGTGCGTCAGTACGACATCAACAACGACCGCCTGCCTTGCCGTATCGACGTTCTGTACGGCTACAGCGTGATTCGCCCACAAATGGGCGTCCGCATGTGGGGCTAAATTGAAACGGGGGCTTCGGCCCCCTTTCACTCGTTTTACTCTTTTTAAAGGAAATTATCATGGCTCTCCCTAATGGTGCAGGTGGTTATCAAATTGGTGACGGTAATGTCGGTGAAGCACAACTGTTTGTGCAAGGCGCTCCTACTACCGTAGCTGCTGCTGCGACAATGACGTCTGCTGAACTGGCCAACGGTTTGTTTGTGTTCAACGGCACTGCCGGTAACTTGACTTTGCCCACCGTGGCACTCGTCGAGGCTGACATTTCTAGCGCCGCCAAAGTTAACGCAGCATTTGACTTCTTCGTCATCAACACTGATGGTGCAGACGCTGTCACGTTGACTGTTGGCACTGGCTGGACAATCGTCGGCGCTGCCGCTGTTGCCTTGGGCACTTCTGCTCACTTCCGCGCTCGTAAAACGGGTGACGGTACTTGGACTTGCTACCGCATCAGCTAAACCTAAATGGGGGCTTCGGTCCCCATTTTTAAAGGAAAAATCATGTCCTCTAATACCAAACCAATTGGCGTTGCTTTTGAAGACCAGAACATCGTTGGGTCTGACCTTGTGCTGTCTGGTGGTGAGTTGGGCTATACCGCAGAAGCAAGTGGTACAGTAACCCAATTGACAAGCAAATCGACTGGCGTAACTTTGAACAAGTCTGCTGGCCAGATTACGATGAACGGCGCTGAACTGGCAAACGTCACCAACGTCTCGTTCACCTTGACCAACAGCACAATTTCTGCCAAAGATGTTGTGACGTTAAGCGTGTCCTCCGGCGCTACTGCTGGTGCATACAACTGCTGGATTTCCGGCAAGGCTACTGGAAGTTGCACAATCACATTGCGTAACCTTTCGGGCGGCGCGTTGTCCGAGGCAGTTGTCATCAACTTTGCCGTTATCCACGTGCTGTAAATCTAAACGGGGACTTCGGTCCCTGTTTTTCAAATATGAACGTCACACTCGTACATCCCCTCCACGGCGCTAAAGTTGCAACAATGGAAGCCGAAGTTGAGGCAGACGAAAAAAATGGCTGGACTCGTTATAATCCAGACACGCCTTCGGCTCCCGAAGAAGCGGCCAACACGCTTGTTGCAAAACGCAAATACACCCGTAAAGGTGAAACCGAAGGAGTCTGAGCATGGCAACGTACACCGCTGGTGAGCAAATCAATCGGGCACTTAGGTTGCTCGGCGTTCTTGCCGAAGGTGAAACACCCTCTGCTGTTGTCTCCCAAGATTGCATGATGGCGCTCAATCAAATGATTGAGTCGTGGAACATCGAGCGCCTGTCAGTCTTCTCTACCCAAGACCAAGTGTTCACTTGGCCGTCCGGTCTTATTAGCCGCACGCTTGGCCCATCGGGCGACTTTGTGGGCAATCGCCCCGTCCTGTTTGACGATGCCACGTATTTCAAAGCGCCTAACGGCGTGTCATACGGCATCAAGTTCATCAACCAGCAGCAGTACAACGGCATTGCGGTCAAGACCGTAACGTCTACATTCCCGCAGGTGATCTTCGTCAACATGACGTATCCCAACGCTGAGATGTTTATTTACCCACGTCCAACTCAGGACTTGGAGTGGCACTTCGTATCGGTCAATGAACTAAATCAGCCTGCCACATTGGCGACAACTTTGCATTTCCCACCGGGTTATCTGCGTGCGTTCACGTACAACTTGGCGATGGAGATCGCACCTGAGTTTGGTGTCGAGCCAAGCCCGCAGGTCAAGCGCATCGCCATGACCGCCAAGCGTGATTTGAAGCGCATCAACAACCCTGATGACATCATGTCGTTGCCATATGCGATTGTGGCGAACCGTCAGCGTTTCAACATCTACGCTGGTAACTATTGATGAAGACGCCCATCCTTGGCAGCACCTACGTTGCCCGCAGCGTCAATGCTGCGGATGCGCGTATGGTCAACTTGTTCCCCGAGATCATCCCCGAGGCGGGCAAAGAGCCTGCCTTTTTGCAGCGTGCCCCCGGCCTGCGTACACTGGCCACCGTAGGCGCAGGTCCAGTCCGTGGCCTGTGGCAAATGAACGGCGTTGGCTACGTTGTGTCGGGCAATGAGTTTTACAAGATCAATACATCGTGGACGCCTACGCTGCTGGGCAGCGTGGCAGGCACTGGCCCTGTCAGCATCGCCGACAACGGCACGCAGATTTTCATTGCGGCCAACGGCCCCAGCTACATCTACAACGACAACACCAAGGTGTACCAGCAGATCAGTGACCCGGATTTTCCCGGCGCTGTGATTGTTGGTTACCTAGACGGTTACTTTGTCTTCAACGAACCCGACAGCCAACGTGTGTGGGTGACGAGTCTGCTGGACGGCTTGTCCATTGACCCGCTAGAGTTTGCCAGTGCAGAAGGTGCGCCAGACGGTCTGGTGTCGCTGATTGTTGACCACCGCGAAGCGTGGCTGTTTGGAACCAACTCGGTCGAGGTTTGGTACAACGCAGGCACGTTGGACTTCCCTTTGCAGCGCATCCAAGGCGCGTTTAACGAGATTGGCTGTATTGCCCCCTACTCGGTGGCCAAGATGGACAACGGCCTGTTTTGGCTGGGCGCTGACGCCCGTGGCCGTGGCATTGTCTACCGGGCCAACGGCTACACGGGCGTGCGGGTCTCAACCCACGCCGTAGAGTGGCAAATCCAGCAGTACGGCAACCTGTCGGACGCTATTGCGTACACGTACCAGCAAGACGGCCACGCCTTCTACGTCCTGATCTTCCCTTCGGCCAACACGACTTGGGTCTACGATGCTTCGACTCAGGCATGGCATGAGCGTGCTGGCTTTACCCAAGGCCAGTTCACCCGTCACTGGTCGAATTGCCAAATGGCGTACAACGACGAGATTGTTGTGGGTGACTACCGTGACGGCAAAATCTACGCATTCGACTTGGATGTGTACGCAGACGCTGGTCAGATTCAACGCTGGCTGCGGTCGTGGCGGGCGCTGCCTACGGGGCAGAACGATCTTAAGCGTACTGCGCACCACAGCCTCCAATTGGACGCAGAGGCGGGGCACTACCTAGCCCCTACAACAGAGCCTGTCTATCTGACCACTGAAGAATCAGACCACATTGTCACCGAGTCCGGCATCTCGCTGATTGACGAAGTGGGCTTGCTGGTCAACTTGGCCCCGCAGTTCATGCTGCGTTGGTCAGACGATGGTGGCCACACATGGTCCAACGAGCACTGGGCTGGGGGCGGCGCTGTGGGCGCGTATGGCACTCGTATCTTCTGGCGTCGATTGGGCATGACGCTCAAGCTGCGTGACCGGGTGTACGAACTGTCGGGCACTGACCCCATCAAGATCGCCATCATGGGCGCTGAACTGATTTTGAGTCCGACCAATGCTTAACGTCACGCAAATCCCTGCGCTTCGCGTAGCGTTTATTGACGAGAAGACCGGGCTTATCTCGCGTGAGTGGTATCGGTTTTTGCTGAACCTGTTCACGCTGACAGGCAGCGGCAGCAGCAACGTGTCCATAACCGACCTGATGGTCGGCCCACCGCCCACCACCGCAGAGGCGCAGATCGCTGAGATTCAGAAAGCCATACAGGCTTTGGCGTTGAACCCGCTGCCACCATCGGCGGGCGAGATCATCAACATCGTATATAACCGGCTGCAAGACTTGGAGGTCGGGCCGTCCTTGTCCGGGCTGTTGTCCGATATTGCGGTTTTGCAGTCTCATGTGCAAGATGTGTTGCTATCACCAAGCAATTCATCGCTTGTGTCGGAAGTTGCAAATTTAAAGACTGCTGTTCAGGCACTGGAGCAAACGCCGCCGTTTGCCCCTGCAACGGGCACAGTCACCAGCGTTGACGTGGCCGGTGGAACTACGGGTCTTACTTTTTCTGGCGGTCCGATCACCACTGCCGGAACCATTACGATGGCGGGCACGCTGGGCACAGCCAACGGCGGTACAGGCAGCACGTCATCCACGTTTGTCAACCTCGCCAGCAACGTGACTGGCACTTTGCCTATCGCCAACGGGGGTACAGGCACTACGTCTACCACGTTTGTCAATCTGGCCAGCAACGTGACTGGCACTCTACCCATTGCCAACGGCGGCACAAACACCACGGCCACACCAAATGCTGGCGGTATTGCCTACGGCACAGGCAGCGCATATGCGTTTACCACCGGAGTAGGCAGCACATATGGGCAGATGCTGATCTACAACCCGACCAGCGGCTTGCCTCAATGGTCTAACATAGCGCAATCGACTGTGTTCGCCACATCTGACGGCGCAGGCGGGGCCAATGCGTTCTTTGACGAGACAGCAGGGTTCGGGCGCATCGGCGGCACAAACGGAATCATTTTGTGTACCGGCGCTCCCCGCCCCGGCACTAGCCGGTTTGTTGTCGATCCCAACACATTTCGCCCGTTTACTGACAACGTATCTGCACTCGGCACGGCTTCTTTTAGGTACACTGTGGTCTACGCATTCACGGGTACGATCAACACGTCTGACGGCAACCAAAAGCAGCAAGTCGCCGAGTTGACAGCCGCCGAGCAGGCCGTGGCCAAACGACTCAAAAGTTTGATCCGCACGTTTAAATTTAACGATGCGGTTGAAGCCAAGGGTGACAGCGCCAGAATACACGTAGGCGTTATTGCACAAGACGTGCGAGATGCGTTTGTTGCCGAGGGGCTGGACCCGACAAGATATGGGTTGTTCTGTTCAGATACTTGGACAGAAGACTCTGTTGAACATACACGGCTGGGGGTTCGATATGACCAACTGCTGGCTTTCGTAATCGCCGCAATTTAAGGACACTGTATGCCTACTATTCTTTCACCAGCACCCAAGCTGCAATTCTTTACCGCAGCGGGCATTCCTTTGGTCGGCGGCAAGCTGTTTTCCTACGCAGCAGGCACTAGCTCACCGTTGGCCACATACATTGACTCCACTGGCGTTACAGCCAACTCAAACCCAGTCATTCTGGATTCGCGTGGCGAGGCAGATGTGTGGCTTGCCAACAATAGCTACAAGTTCAAACTGACTGACGCCAACAACGTCGAGATTTGGACTGTTGACAACATCTCGTCTGCCCAAGCATTGGCCGATGCAGTGCAAGCCAATTTGACCGCATACGCTGCCAGTCTTGCAGCGCCCGGCGGTTCGTCCTTGGTCGGGTTTCTTCAATCCGGTACAGGCGCTACGGCGCGTACTGTGCAGACTAAGCTGCGCGAGATCATCTCGGTTAAAGACTTTGGCGCTGTGGGCAACGGCATTGCAGACGACACGGCGGCGGTGCAAGCCGCGCTTGTGGCCGCTGCGGGTAAGTCTTTGTACATCCCCAGCGGCACGTACCTGTGCGGCGCGTTGATCGTGTACAGCGGCACGACCGTCTACGGCGACGACCCTACAACGTCTATCTTGAAGGCGCAGCCAAGTCTGGGTGGCAGCACCCCGCTGCTGCGTAACCAGAACACTTCGGGTACTGCGTATGTGTACACCGACAAAGGCATCCAAATCCGCAACCTCGGCTTTAACGGCAATAACTTGAGCAGCCGATTGGAAGGCTTGGTTGCGTTTGCCAAGGTTGAAGACGGCTTAATGGACAACTGCCGAGTGTTTGACATTAGATACATCGGCGTGGTCATAGCGGGTTGCTTGTCATTCGCCGTCAACAATTCTTTCTTCACCAACTGCGGTAACACCGCCGTGACGATTGAAGGCGGTGCTGCCGTTTGGCTTGGACCTGCTGCTGACACGACTATTTCGTTTGATGTCAGCATCACCGAAAACACGTTCCAGAGTAACAACTGGTCGGCTGTGTACGCCAACGCTAATCGCGTGTCGGTCATCGGCAACTACATGGCGAATAACAAAGAGTCTGCCGTGTACATGACCGGCAGCAACAACATCGTCTCCAACAACTGGATCAGCAACCAGACCATCAAATACATCTCGGCGTCTGGTCTGGAGATTGCAGGCGATAACGTCACGATCACAGGCAACTACATTGGCGACACCGACTCGGACAGCATCTCGTTGACCGACATCAACTTCGTCACGGTGACCGGTAACACACTGCTGAACCCCGGTCGCGTCAGTGCCACGTTCCCGACTGCGGCGTGCGTCAGTTTGATCACGCTTACCGCCAGTCCAAATCAACCACGGTACGTCACCATTGTCGCCAACAACATGTGGGCACCCGCCAACGATGCGTTTGCGGCCATCACGGTGGGCGGCGTAGGCGGCGCACCAGAACACGTGCTTGTGTCTGACAACCAAATGGGCAGCAATAGCTGGTCGTCTGGTGATTCGATCTACATCGCCCCCGGCAAGTTGTCCACCACGATGACTATCCGCGATAACCCCGGCTACTTCGACGTTTTCAATTACGGCGGTTATGCGGCTGGGCGCTTCTACGCTGGCGAAACTTTGTCACCTGCGCTTGCAGCGGGTACGCTGGCACTGAGCGCCAACACGATGTATGTCATGCCGTTTGCTGTTCGCCAGCAACAGGTCTGGACCAAGATGGGATGCCAAGTCACCACGGGCGTGGGCGGCGTGTTTGCCTACATGGGCATTTACCGGATGGAAAACGGTGTGCCGACCAAGCTGGTGTTTGACGCAGGCGCGTTGGGTTTAGAAAGCTCGGGGACCAAAGAAATCACAATGTCTACGCCTTTGCTAGCAGGCATGTATGCGTTGGTCATTTTGCCAAACAACAACGGCGC